AGACCTGGCTTGTTCAGAGAACTTCTTTGCTGCTGCTCTGCCTTTGGCATGGAGACCATAGACATCTGCTGCAAATTCTACTGCCCACGGCTGAAACAAAGTGTAGTCAAGGTGTGCCAGGTGAAACGAGCAGGTGGCATCCACCTCTGCTTCAGTCGTTGGTGCTTTGTCTAGGTAGGCAGGTGGTGTGAGACCACGCCCAATCCGAATCGGCACTTCCCACCCATGCAGGATGTGGAGCAGGTCAGTTGCCATTGAGAAGTCCAATGCGTTGACATTGATGCCGATTGAACGCTCCGCACTCACCGCGCCTGATCCTGTCCTTGCAGGGGCAAGATGCTCACTTGACTCATGTTGCAGGGCAGGAAGTTCAACAAGACACGCCTTGACCTTCAGCTCACAGACAATGCACGCGCCCTCTTTTTTGGTCGCTCTTTGGCAGATGTTGCAGTTCATCAGAAAGGAACTCCTTCGTACTCTTGGATTGGCTTTGGTTTGCCCCAATAGGCAGGTGCCATGTCAGGTGTTTCAAACAGGTGCATGGTTGAACATAGGTGGGTGGCAAGGGTGACGGCGTTGGGATTGGTTCCCATTGCGATCCGACTTGAAGTTCTTCTGACTGCCTCAAATGAGATGACAGTCTTGTGGCATTCATAGGTTCTTGCACCCTGCAAAATCTTCACGATCTCTTCTGCAATGTTGAGTCGAGCCGTATCAAGTTTCGTGTCAAATCCTGCCGATGATAAACCGTGCCAAATAAGTTTTCCACAGGCTCGGCAGTTTATTGGATGGAAGTTGAAATTCATTATATTAACCGCGCCCAAGCGTGCCACCGAACCGCGCCCCGCGCCCCTCTAAAGAGGGGGCGCGTCGGCGCGGTTGTCGGCAGTATGCCGAGATATTGGCGGAACAGTTCGGCGCGGTTCGGCGCGGTTGTATCATCAAGAGTTATCCACAGGCAAAGTCTCAAGAGTTCGGACATCATTAACGACAAAAACTTTCTTGTGCTTGAACAATTTCTTTTGTCCTTCCTCTTTCATCAACATATGACCACTCATGACCAACGATGTCAAAGCCGCTGAAATCTCGGTGTTGCCAATCTTATGACCTTCTTTTCGAATCTTGTCTCTAATCTCATTCAATCCCATCTCATATCCATGTGCTTCCATAAACTGTGAGACCAACTCAAGTCGAGAGTCGGCAGATGCAACTGCAATGGTGCCACCTGAGATTGAGACCGAGATTGACCCATCCTTGCCGTTTCGGATATTGGCAACGCCGAGTGTCTTTGCATCAGGGCAGATGGCTCGGACATAGCCAGGGCGATCCTTAGTCACCTTCAACTCCAACGCCCCGTCAATGCCTCTGCCAAATGGTAAGGACACATCACAGGCAATTGCCACCCCATCAATATCTGCACGCTTGGCTTGAGCGCCGATGGCATAGTTGCCCCGGTTGTCCTTTGATTTGGTCACATGATCAATGGTCAGAATCCCTGCGCCGAATATCTTCAAGGGTTTGAGAATCTTCTGCGAAAAGGTAGTTGCATCCTTATTCTTTTCCAAGTCAAGGGCAAGTAGGTTCATCGCAGCATTGACACCATCCACAACAATCAAGGTTGGCATGAACTTACCAATCTCAGTTTTCATGATCTCACCGATGCCATCACCGAGAGGTTCATCAGGGTTGGCATACTTGAATGACTTCAGCTTCTCCATGTCACACTTGAGGGTTTTCAGGCGATTGAGAATTCCACGGGCAGAGTCCTCAAAGTCAATGTAGAAAACACAGTTGCCCTTTGCTAACTCCTGTCTGACCGCTTCAAGTGCCACCCAAGTCTTGCCTGATTCAGATTCACCGAACAGGGCGTTGACCTTTCCTGAATACAAGATGTTATGCCCATCCTCACGGCGCAGCATTGACGGTGGCGGTTCTTCATCAAAGTCCTCATTCCAAATCTCGCGTGGAATCCAAGAACTTGTGGCAACTTCCTCATTCTCATCATGTAACTGCACCATTGATGGGGCGTGAATCTCTAATCCTGCCCAATCGGTTTTCAGCTCGTGTGATGCTCCGTAACCCTTCTCACGCAAGGCTTTGGCAGCCTGTTTGAAATCTCCATTGTGTTCAATCTGTGCATAGGCTGCAAACTTAGAGTATGAGGATTCGGCATTGAAGATGGTGCTTGTTGAAAATACAAACAGTTTGTCATTGCCGTTGAAGTTAGTCGTGGCAGATACGCCTTCATTCTTGCCTGGTCTGCGCCATGCGGTTGCATCGCCCTTTGAATACACCTTTGTCCACCCAAGAGGTTCAAGGATAGATTCCCAAGTGACTTTGGCATTGTAATCATCACCTGCCGACAATGATGAGTCATCACGCTTGACCACATCTGCCTGAATAGATTCAACTTTAGGCATCTGATCAAACATCGCAAAGAGGTCATGCAGGGCATTTCTTTGCTGCATCGTAATTGTTGGGATGGTCTCGATTGAACCGCCAATCAATGTCCAATTGCCACCTGATGGGTGTGTGGTGCCACCTGAAGGTGCGGTGATAGTGAACCCACCTTGACCGCGAGTTTCGGCAAGCACATCATTGCCACCTTCACCTGGTTTGCGAGCCAACTTTGTATTGCCAGGAACTTCGCCATCTGAAATCTTGTAAAGCCAATGAAGTCCACCTGAAGGTGTCATCTCCACATATCCTGAGTTCAACTGCTCCCATAACTCTTTCAACCCTGAGTTGTTGGCGATCTCTGCAATCTCAAGATGTATCTTTTGAGCTACGGCGCGACCTTCAAGTTCGAGCATCTCAAGATTGCCGGAGACCTTGCCGGTGACAACGCCAATGCCATCAACACCATTCTTAAACCACATGAGCAATTCATCGGTGTTAGGCAGTTCCTCTTGAAAGCGTTGCCAGGCAAAGGCAGGTCGCTTGGAACCGTCATTGGCGACAGGAACGACAGAGATTCCTTCTTTCAGGAACCGCAGGGCGATTGGCAGTAGCTCATTCATCGTTGCCGACCATCCGTGAAATTATCCATTCAACGACAGGAACTGCAACTGCATTGCCCATTTGCTTATATCGGTTTGAATCTGCCTGACCTGAAGTCCAATCATCAGGAAACCCTTGAAGGCGCTCACATTCAACAGGTGTCAATCGGCGAACAGTTGAAGTTTCCGCAAGGAACAACTGTGCATGATGAGATTGTGGTGATGGCAAATGACCTTGAAGAGTCAATGATGTTTCTGTTTCAGTAGCACTAAAATTATTGGCTTTCGCATCTTCTCTGACTGAATATGCAACTGCCATCCCTGAACCACCTGTTCTCAAAGTTGGCGAGTTTGTTTCACTTGGTTGAGCATCTAAACCTTGCGTGTGACTAAAAATCATCGGCACATTCCCCCCACCTGTTCCATATCTTGAAATAACTGTTGGCACAATGCCATCTTCATACACTCTGACATCATCAACACGAGTTCCGTCAATGATCAAAACCATCCCCATTTTGTCCAAATCTGACCCCACTCGTAAAGTTTGATTGACATTTGAAATTGTTTGGTTGTAACCATCAACTGCCACAATCAGCACCGTTGCATATGCTTCGCCGTTGTTATCCATTGCGTTCAATGTTGGTGCTACCCCCCCCGAAATCCATGATTCAAAATCGTTCACATTTTGTGCGCGTTTAGCTTTCGTGAACGATAAAAGATTCACTCCCACCCCCAAGAACGCCACCTGATGCCTTGAGAGTGCTTACTCCTTGTTTGTATTGTCCGAAACTTGATTCGCCGTATATTCCAACGCTTTCTGAAGTTGCGGTGGCAATGTCTTTTCTCTTCGATTTGCTCGCCTCAAGATACCCTGGGCGGCTTTGGGAGATAGCGAGTATTTCTTCAGGTGATCGCCCTGTGTCTCCAAGACATCCGACAATGAACACTCGACGACGGCGTTGGGGAACTCCGAAGTGTTGAGCATCAAGCACCCGGTAGGCGATGCGATACCCGCGCTTGACCAACGCTTCAATGACAACGGCCATGTCTCTTCCGTTATTTGAGGAAAGTAAGCCAGGGACATTTTCAAGGATAAAGTTTTGCGCTCTTGTTTCGTCAAGGAGTCGGCAGATTTGCCAGAAAAGTCCACTCCGTTCTCCACCCAATCCTGCTCGCTTACCGGCAACCGATAAATCCTGACAGGGGAATCCACCTGTGATGATTCCTGATTGTGGAATAAATCCTGCTGCGATGAGTTGTTCACCTGTTACCCCCATGATGTCACCGAAAATTGTTGAGTTCGGAAAGTGTCGGCGAAGCACTTCCTGCGCTTTCTTATCTATTTCAACCGATGCAACTACCTTCACACCGTTTCGTTCAAGAGCTAAATCAAAACCACCTACACCTGCAAACAATGAAACAGCCGTGATCATTTGCCACCCCATCCTTCACCTTTGAAGATGGTGCCGCCAAGAGAATACTTGCGTTGCATCAATTTCTTCTTACAACCTTCGCAAATGATTCTCTTGTCATCATTCATCTCAAAAAATACTTCTGCAATGTGTCCACAGTCGCAGTTGAACTCATAAAATGGCATTGCTCCCCCGTTCAAAGTTTTCTATCTTGTGAGGTGGTGGGAGTCGAACCCACCTGCGCAATTCCCCAAGAACGCAAATCCCATACCTCGTTCCCCGTGGCGAAAGGAAAGGATTAAAGCCACAGGAAATCTATACCTGCTTTGCGCCCAACTGATTCAACAATGCCTGAACTTCAGGTGGCAAGTTGTTGGTGTCAATCGGTGCTTGCGGTGTGGCAGGGGCGGATGCTTTCGCATTGCCACCGCCAATGAAGGCATTTGCCTTTGCTAGATCGTCAGGATTGCCTGTGGCATCAATCAAGACCCACGGTGCTGACTTGCCTGGTTTTGCAGTTCCCTGCCCGATGCGAGCAAGAACTTTCTGCCCGATCTTTTCTTTCAAAGCATTCTTGAGTGCAACATTGAAAAACAAGATGCCTGAATGTGTTTCGTTGCCATCTAGGTCAACAATGTTGACTTCAACTGCATCTGTGACTCCGTGAACTGTTGTGATCTCTCGCTTGTGTTCAACAGGTGTGATAATAAGCAGCTTTCCTGCCAAGTCTGCGACCTTGACTGAATCACCGCCGCCTTGCGTTGGTGCTGTGAACATTACTGTTCCCCCTCTTCGTTGTTGTTGTTGTCTAACTCTTCAGGTGGATTGTTTTCCACCCATTCTTTGACACCATCTGAGAGTGCCTTCGTCGGTATCAGACCGCACTTGCAAGAGTTACATTCGCACATTATTGAGTGTCTCCATGACAGGCGCGAGATAAATCTTTGCTATACGGTAAAAAATAAGGACAATAACTGCATAGTCGGTTCGGTTCGGCAGGTATCAAATCCCACATTTGCGGATTGCTCTCAACATCAACTGTTGAAAGAAGTGTGTACAAACTATCAATTCGAGCAAGTGCATCCAATGCAACCTGCTGATCGTACTCGTACATCTCCAGGTGCATCTCATCAAGTGATCCTGATGTCGGTAAATACACAAGTGCCACATGGTTGACGGTGGCACCTTGCTGTGCTTTGCCGTATCCATAAAGCTGAGTCTGAATGATTTGTTGCTGTGTCGCGCCTTCTTTTCTGCGCGTTTCAATTTGCTTGGATGAGGTGGTTTTCCAATCCATCACGATTCCACGGTTGACATCAAATAAGTCAATGGAACCTGAAAGACCTGAACGAATGGTGACTCGTTGCTCTACTTCATACCCTTCAATCTTGCCAAAAACCTCTGCCAAGTAAGCATGAATTGCCGTTCCCACTTGGGCGCTCCAACTGCTGCTTCCACCTTCATTGATCTTTTCCCAATCAAGAAGTTTGTAAGCAAGACGGCGTGAGCATTCATGCCCAATTTCAGATGGGCCGATGGCAATTTGCTTTGAGCGTGGCGACCATTGACCTGCCTTTGAAATAATCTCGGCGAGTTCATTAGCCAACACCTTTGAAGGTTTGTGCGGAGCAACAAAAGTCATTTAGTCCTCATCCTCGTCATCTTCATATGGCGTGAAAGGTGGTTCATCGAGAAGTGGTGAGATGGGCGTGATGATGCTCATTGCTCACCACTCTCGACAACTGTAAAGCGGCGTGAAGTTGTTGGAATTTCAAGCAACTGAATGACTTGATCAGGCAGGATTTCTCGTGCCTTCTTGACATCAATTCGCCTTGATTCAACAAATGACCATCGGACAACCTCGTTGCCCTGATACATACCAACTTCAGCATCGCCCAATGCACTTTCTAGGTGCGAACGAGCTATGTCGGCAAGTTCTTGCCATTCTTTTATCTTGCTCAACGCTTCTTTGTATTGTTTGAGCCAAGAAGCAATGTCATCATCTAAGACAACACGCTTGTGTTCAATTTCAATGGTCACTTGTAATTCCCCCGAATCTTTTCAGTACCAATTGAATTTTTGAAAGTGTGACCACGCATTGCATGGAGACACATGGCGCCGGTGAATATAGGCGAGAGTTGCCACGAGTTGTGACACCTTAGACTCAGAATGTTCCATTCCAAGATTGCGATAGGTAGAGTCAAGCAGTTGGCCGATGCCTTGAGCTGAACTCGTTGGGTTTTGTGCATCTTTCCAGGCTGATTCTTTTCCAATCAACCGAGAAAGACATTTGTATTGCTTAGTTGTAAGCAAATCACGAGCCACTTCCTTCGGATTTACCTGTGCAAGTGGTGGTCGCTCTGAATAGACAATGGATGCAGGAACTGCAATTTGTGGAGCGAATGCGGCATTGACAACCATTGATGTCAAACCACTTACGCTGATCATTATTGCAATCCCCCTGATAAGTCTTTTGTTTTGAGTTGTGATTGGAGTTCTCCTTTTGATTTCACCCCTGCTTTGCGAAGAACTTGCGTTGTGTACGAAAGGTCAACATTCAAAGCAATTGAGATTTCTTTTGGTGTTCTTCCTTGCAGATGAAGTCTGCGAATCGTCTCGGCTTTATTGATGCCGAACTTTTTGCGCCTTCTTTGAACATAAACTCCACGCTCCTTTGGTGTCGTTCCTGCCCAAATCCCGTGAGGGATGTTTTCTGCAAGTGCGTATTCCAAGCACTCCTTTCGTTCGATACAACTGCCACAAATACTGCGAGCAATTGGGAGACTGTTTGCCTCTTCGACTTTTCCTTCAGGAAAGAAAATGTCGGGGTTTTCGATGTCACGGCATTTTGCCTGTAACAACAAAGGTAGCGTTGGGAAGAAGTATGTGAAATTCACTCCCTAGTCACGAGCCATTGTTCTAAATCCTGAACAACCCATGATTTTTCAATGCCGGCATTTCGGCGCTTAATTATGACATAAGCAGGTGGAGTTTGTTCAAGACCACGAGCTGATGCGTAGTTGTTCGCTTCTGTGATGGCTTCATCCCAAAAGGCAGGAAGTGTGATCGCCTTGCGGTTTTTCAACTCAAAGATGTAAGTCTTGTTTGCAACGACACAAACAATGTCACCTTCATCTTTGCTTCCTGCCTTTGTTAGTCGCTCGGCGCTGACCCCTCGTTCTCTAAGCCACTTCATTACTGAAGTTTCAAAGAGTGCGCCTTTTCGACCATTGGGATTTGCCAACTTACTTCACCAACTCCAATTTTGTCGCCAAAGGCTGCGAACGCATAGCGCGTGCATATTTGACGGCGGTGATGAGTTGTTCAGCCAAAGTAAGTGCCTCGCTTTCGCTCACGCTTGCGAGTTTGATTGCAAGTTCAGGAACGGCTGATCTTGCTTTGTCCATCAATCGAGCTGATTCAATTGACTTCAAATCTAAGCCACTCAATGCGTTGATTGCTTGGATTGACCCCATTGGAACCTGGGTGACGACATCCTCAACCAAATCGCAGTTGGCATCTCTTTCTTCCAAATATATGACCACATCGCCATTGAGGGCATTGTGAACCGAAAAGAGGGGGTCGCGGTTAATCAATAACCCCACCCACCCTCTGAGTGTGTAATCTGTGCGGTGAACCTGTCCTCAAGGGCTAGAAGCCCCCACACAAGCCCTGTGACGGCGATTGCGCCCCCAATAATGACCAAAATCATCATTCATCCCCTCTCCTTTGGAATGCGCCAATGGTGACATAGAAGTTATCCACAGGGCAGTCCGACACCCGAAAAATTGTTTGTGTTGTGTATTGACATCCGTATGGATAAGAGTATCGTTCTTCTTGTAGGGGGAAAAGCTCCCACAGGAAAGGAAAGCAAAATGACAAGCAACGAATACTTCACAAAATATTACAGCGACCTTGTAGGTGCAACCATTCTTTCTTTTGATGGGATGCAAAATGATGATGACTTGGGTGATGGTTTTCCATCATTCACAGTCAAGTTCAAGGATGGCGAGATTGGTCAAATTCAAATTAGTCAAGACCCTGAAGGCAATGGTGGCGGTTTCATTTTCGGTTTGAATAGTGAGGTGAATGCATAATGACAAAGCCATCAGTCAAGGTTTATCCATACGCATCATTCTGTGATGATTCAAAATGTTGCGACTTCATGGGCAAGATTTGCACCGAATGTGGAGAACACATCAGAATCAAATCAAAAAAAGATATGTCAGTCATCAAGCATTACGATTCAAAACATCCTGAAACAATCAAAGAATGGATAGGTGCATGATGACAAAAAAGCATTGGTATGAAGTAACAATTATTGCTGAAAAAACAGTACGCATCTATGCTGAAGATGCTCAAGATGCTCAAGACAAAGCAAATGACAAATACCAACCATTATGGAGTGCAGAACAGGCATGGAGAGAGGATGGAACAATCGAATGATCACAAAGCGCGGAAAGAAAGTACGAGCAATTGCAATTGCAGTTGGAATCGTTCTTATTTGGCAAGTTGCAACGAATCTGTGGTGGGTTGGCATTGATGCACCCAATGCAGAGTTTCTTGGTTGGTGTTGGGGTTCAATGAGCGAATGTGTGGTGTTGTAATGGTCGGAAAGAAAATCAGGTCAGTCAGAGTCAGCGATCAAGTATGGGCGAAGGCGAAGGCGAAGGCACAGTCAGAAGGCAAATCAGTTTCCGAAGTAATCGTTGACTTTTTGAAGGGATACATTAAATGACAAAAGCCACAACCGCCATTGCCTTTGCCGAAAGAGGTTGGCACATCTTGCCTGTTGCTCCTTATCAAAAGACACCATTCTTCCCCATTGCAACTCATGGGTATAAGTCAGCGACAACTGACATTGAATCCATTGAGAAATGGTTCACTCGCGCACCGATGCTCAACATTGGTATCGCTTGCGCCCCTTCAAACTTAGTTGTCTTTGACATTGACTACCGCAACGGCGGAACAACTGAAGGTCTGAACTTAGACACATTCACAGTTGCAACAGGCGATGGCTTGCATCTGTATTACACCGCCCCTGCCGATGCCAAGTTCAAGGGAAAATTGCGTGAAGGTGTTGACATCAAGCACAATGGATATGTCGTGGGCGCAGGATCATTGCACGAATCAGGCAAGTTCTATGAGGTCGTCAAAGACATTCAACCTGCACCGATGATGGAGTGGATATGAGTTGGTTAAATGTGCTTGCAGTTCCGATTGTTGCATTTGTAGCACTTGGATTTGGTAGAAGAATCATCTTTTGGTCAATCTGCGCCTTCTTCTTCGGCTTTTGGGTATTGATACCGCTTTTCTTACTACCTAACAAACAAAAAGCTGAACCTGAACTTCCAAAAATCTTTATCGCACTTGCAATCAATCAGCACATCAAAAAACAAATGAAAGGAATCAAATACCCATCCGATATTCTCTGAAAATGACAAAGAAATCCCCTTCACCATGACCGACCAATGGTGAAGGGGATTTCTTATTCGGCAAGCGCGAGAGCAATGCCTTCTTCAAGAGAAATTTTTGGTTCATATACTTGGAACATTTGAGTCGTACTTCCCACGCGGTATTCAACACCTATGGGCGCATCAAGATTGTTTTTGATAGGGGCAAGATAACCTGCTTGCAACATGACCATTTCTGCCAACTCAATAAATGAGGTTGGGCGACCTGTGCAGATATTCATGACACCCACATCATTGATCACGGCTGCAAAAGTTGCCCCAACAACATCGTCAATGTGAACGAAGTCGCGTACCTGGGTTCCTCTGCCCCACACTTCAAATGGGTCTGCCTTGCGCTTGGCGCGTGCAATAAAGGATGGGAATGGGTAATCAAGTGCTTGATCTGAACCATATCCGCTAAATGGTCGCAATACAGTTACCTTCAAACCTTCAGCTCTTGCATATGAGGCGAGCATTTCACCTGACAACTTTGCCCAACCATAGGTGAAGTCAGGTGTTCGAATATGTTCAAGATTGATGTCAATTTCGCGCAGTTTTTGTTGATATTGCAGTCTTTGCAAGAAGATTGGATAAGCCGCACTTGATGAGAAATAGACAATGTGCTTCGGGCGAGTTCTCAGCGCCCATTGGAACATATCTGCATCGATGGCAAGGTCAGAAGCAACTGACAAAGGGTTGCCCTCAATAGTCATCCGCCCACCGACAATCGCCGCGAGATGAATCACGATGTCAAATTGTGTGTTGTCTGTGGCGAAGAAATGTCGAACCTCTTTGCCATTTACTAGGTCAATTCCTGTAATGTCATGGCGTTGTTTTGCAAGCGCACGATGAAATGCACGCCCAACAAAGCCGGCATCGCCTGTGATTAGAATTTTCATTATTGCCCCCACTCATACAAGTATTTATCATCACCCGATAAAGCCACAGATTTCTGTTGGTCAACGGTGAAGAAGAACCTATCATTCTCATCCAAAGCTGCGCCAATA